TCTTTCTTTTAATGCGTTTACGGAAAAAACCGGGGAAAAAACGTGAGCCAGAAGCTACGCAGCGACAAAAACAGCGTCACGGCAGCCGTAGAGAACTTCAGCGGGGCCATGTCCAGCGTGCCTTTGCCAGAAGGCATCGAACTACGCACTGACCTTGAACGCGTGATCTGGGATCAGTTCAGCCGCGCGCGCGCGCGCGAGGATTGGCGGGATATGGACCTGCTGCTGCTTGCCAAGGTGGTCCGCATGGAGGCTGACATCCGCAGGCATCAGGAGACGCTGGATCGCAGCGGCGTGCTGATCAAGAATAAGCGGGAGACGCTGGTGGCCAACCCGCTGCTTGCGGTCATCGACACGCTGGAGCGGCGGCAGCTTGCGGTGATCCGCTCGATGTCGTTGAACCAGACGCACGCCGATCCGCGCACAATCAACGCGACGGCACGAACAGCAGTTGACGCACGCAACGTGATGGCATCATTTGAGGACGAAGACCTGATAGCAATGCCGAGGGCAAATTGATGGACAGCAAGTTTTATGATCACAAGGTGGCCTTGGTGGCCGACCTGATCCCGTATGCTTTGAACAGCCGGGAACACAGCGACGATCAGGTGTCGCAGATCGCGGCATCGATTCGGGCTTTCGGCTTCACCAACCCTGTGCTGATCGACGAGCAGAATAACCTGATCGCTGGGCATGGCCGTGTGATGGCTGCGCGCAAGCTGGGCATGACGGAGGTGCCTGCCATTGTCGTGACTGGCATGGACGAGCGCAAGCGGCGTGCGCTGATCATCGCGGACAACAAGCTGGCCCTGAATGCGTCTTGGGACATGGAGGCGCTGCTTGTTGAGGTGCGCGATCTCGGTGGCGAGTTTGGCGAACTGATGGGCTTCAGCGATGACGAGTTGGCCGCCATGATGGCCGATGAGACAGAAGGCTTGACTGACGAGGACGCCGTTCCAGAGGTTCCTGCGGTGCCTGTCACGGTTGAAGGCGACGTGTGGGTTCTCGGGCGGCATCGGCTGATGTGCGGGGATAGCACAAGCATTGATGCGGTGGACAAGCTAATGGCGGGCAGGAAGGCTGACATGGTGTTCACTGATCCGCCTTATGGGGTGGAATACCAGTCTAATAAGCGCATGAAATCAGCTAAGTTTGATATATTGAAGAATGATGACACATTTCTGGATGTTGCGCCAATCATTGAGGCGTGTTCATCGGGATGGGTGTTTGTCTGGACAAGCTGGAAGGTTCAGACCAAATGGATCGAACAATTCGCTGGGCTTGGATATCCAACGAACATCGTTGTCTGGCATAAGCCGGGTGGCGGCATCGGGGATTTGAAAAAGACATTCTACAGCGATTATGAAATTGCGCTGGTTTGGCACCGTGGTGCGGAACTATGCGGCAAGAGGATCGGAAGCGTTTGGACGGTCAACAAGGATGGCGCTTCAACCTACGTTCACCCGACGCAAAAGCCTGTGGCATTGGCTGTTGAGGCGCTGGATAAAACGACACGCGCCTCGGCTTCTGTCCTCGACCTATTCGGCGGCTCTGGCTCCACGCTGATCGCCTGCGAAAAGACAGCCCGCGACTGCCGCATGATGGAACTTGACCCGAAATACTGCGACGTGATCGTCAAACGCTGGCAGGACTTCACCGGGCAAGAGGCAACGCTGGAAGCGACGGGCGAGACGTTTGAGCAGATGACCGCAAAACGTGAGGCCGCATGACACGCGGTGAAAAAGTTTGCGCTTTTATTGAGCGGTATTGCATGATCCCAGAGGGCAAGCTGGTCAGCAAGCGGTTCAAGCTGATGGCTTTTCAGCGCAAATTCATCTTGGACATCTACGACAACCCGAAAGGCACAAGCCGCGCCTATTTGTCGGTTGGTCGTAAGAACGGCAAATCGGCTTTGATCGCCGCGATCCTGCTTGCCCACATCGTTGGACCAGAGGCACGGCAGAACAGCCAGATCATCAGCGGCGCACGTAGTCGGGATCAGGCCAGCCTTGTTTTTAAGTTGGCCGAAAAGATGGTCAGGCTCTCGCCGGAACTATCCAAGATTGTGCGGATCGTGCCGTCGCAGAAATCGCTGATCGGACTGCCGATGAACGTGGAATACAAAGCCATCAGCGCGGAGGCTGGGACGGCCCACGGCCTTTCACCTGTGCTGGCGATCTTGGACGAGGTGGGTCAGGTGCGCGGGCCGACCGATGCTTTCATCGAAGCCATTGAAACCGCACAGGGCGCGCATGACGATCCGCTGTTGATTGCCATCAGCACGCAGGCGGCGACAGATGGCGACCTGTTCAGCATCTGGCTGGATGACGCCAAGAACGCGAAGGACAAGCGGATTGTGAGCCATGTCTACACCGCGCCGGAAGGCTGCGAGGTGATGGACCGCAAAGCGTGGGAGGCGGCCAACCCAGCCTTGGGCGAGTTTCGCAGCCTGACCGACATTGAGGACTTCGCCAAGCAAGCCGACCGCCTGCCAGCAAAGGAGAACAGCTTCCGCTGGCTGTTCCTGAACCAGCGCATTGAGGCTACCAGCCCGTTCCTGAACCGCAGCGAATGGGAGGCCAACGCCGAGGAGCCAGAGGTTGAGACGGGCGCGCTGTGCTATGCTGGGCTTGACCTGTCGGCCAGCCGAGACTTGACGGCCTTCGTGATGGTGTTCCCGCAGGACGGCATCTACCACGTTGTGCCTCAGTTCTTCATGCCAGCGCAGGGCATCCGTGAGAGGGCCAAGGAGGACAAGGTGCCTTATGATGTCTGGGCGGATCAGGGCTTCATCACGCTGATTGATGGCCCGGTAATCATCCCGGCCATCGTGGCGCAGGCGGTGGCCGACGCGGCTGACCAATACGATCTGCAACTGTTGGCCTATGACCGCTGGCGCATCAATGACTTCACGCGGGAATTGGACGCCATCGGGGTGAGTCTGCCGATGCAGCCGTTTGGTCAGGGCTTCAAGGACATGGCACCAGCGGTTGACAAGTTGGAGCGGCTGGTGGCCGAACGCAAGATCAGGCACGGGGCGAACCCGGTGATGAACATGTGCGCCGCCAACGCGGTGGCAGAGCGCAGCCCAGCGGGCGACCGCAAGCTGACCAAGGCCAAATCATCTGGCCGGATCGACGGCGTGGTCGCCCTTGCAATGGCTCTTGGCGTTGAATCGCACGATGCTGGAATCCAGCACTCGTCGCCGTGGGATGACCCTTCCTTTACGCTTAGCCTTTGATGTGTTATCTTTCCGCAAAACCGCGTTTATGGATCGGGTCTGATGGCTTTTTTTGATCGCTTCCGCAAAGCGGAAAACCGCAATCTGGAGAACCCGACCGCGCCTGTGTCTGCGAATGACTTCTTGCAGATCATGGGCTGGGGTGATCTTTACGCGACATCCGGCGTCACGGTCAACGTGGACACGGCGCTGGGCGTGCCTGCGGTCTGGGCGGCGGTCAACTTCATCGCTGGCACCATCGCGGGCCTGCCCCTGCACGTTTACCGCAAGGACGAGGACGGCGGGCGATCAAAGGTTGACAGCGAGTTGTCGCTGATCCTGCACGACGTGATCAACGAAGACATGTCGTCTTTCGAGTGGCGCAAATACTCATTCGAGCAGGTTCTGACGGGCGGGCGTGCCGTCACTTACATTGAGCGCAACGCGCTGGGCCAGATCGTCAACCTGTATCCGCTGGACCCGACGAAGGTTCGCGTTGAGCGCCTGATCGATGGCCGCAAGATTTACCGGGTCAACGCCAAGGTCTATGAGGCCAGCGAGGTTCTCGACCTGCCGTTCATGCTGAAAGCCAACATGACGGACGCACGCGGGCCGATTTCGCAGAACAAAGACGCCATCGGGATGGCCATTGCGGCCAGCCGTTACGGCTCCAAGGCTTTTCAATCCGGCGGCATCCCGCCCGCAGTGCTGCAAGGCCCGTTCCAATCCGGCGCGGCTGCCAACCGGGCATCGGAGGACGTGGCCGCCACGACCTTGAAGCTGGCCAAGGAAGGCCGCCCGATCATGGCTCTGCCTCTTGGCCATGAATTGAAATCGATTGGATTCTCGCCAGAGGACATGCAGCTTCTGGAGTTGCAGCGGTTCAGCATCGAACAGATCGCCCGGATTTACTCCTTGCCGCCTGTGTTCCTGCAAGACCTGACCCACGGCACGTTCAGCAACACGGAACAGCAGGATTTGCACTTCGTGAAGCACACCGTGAAGCGGTGGGTCGAGCAGTTCGAGCAGGAGATGAACCTTAAGTTCTTCGGGCGCGGCTCTGATTTCTATGTGGAATTCAATGTGGACGGCCTCCTGCGCGGCGATCTGAAGTCGCGGATGGAGGCTTATGCTACGTCGATCCAAAACGGCATCCGCACGCCAAACGAGGTGCGCGCCATTGAGAACATGGAAGCCAAGGCAAACGGCGATGACTTGCTGATTCAAGGCGCGACCGTGCCTTTGGGAAGCCAGCCCAACACGGGAGCGCCTGATGCCAGTGCCTAACGACGCGATGGCTGACGAGGCCCAGCGCGGCCTTGATTGGCGGCGTGAGTTCGGGCGCGGCGGCACCGAGGTTGGCATTGCCCGTGCGCGGGATATCTCCAACAAGGTCGATCTTTCGATGGACACCGTGCAGCGCATGGTCAGCTACTTTGCGCGGCATGAAGTTGACAAGGAAGCCGAAGGTTTCCGTCCCGGCGAAGATGGCTACCCATCGAATGGCCGCATCGCGTGGGCGCTTTGGGGTGGCGATCCGGGGCAGTCTTGGGCCAATAGAATCCTTGAAGACGAGGCCGTGGACGAGGAAGGGCGTGCTGTGATACAATCGCCGGAACAAACGGGGCTTAGCATGTCTGAAAAAGAAATCCGCCGTGGAGTTCCTGTCGAAATCCGCGAAGATGAAACGGGCGAAATCAAGGTTTCTGGTTATGCCGCCGTCTTCGGCGAGGAAACCAACATCGGTGGCATGTTCACCGAGATGATTGAGCGCGGGGCTTTCAAGGCGGCCATCAAGCGCGATGACGTGGTTTTCCTGATCAACCATGAAGGCTTGCCGTTGGCACGCACGCGGTCAGGCACGCTGACGCTGAAGGAAGATCAGCGCGGGCTTTACATGGAAGCGATGCTTGACCAATCCGATCCAGATGTCCGCAGCATCGTGCCGAAGATGAAGCGCGGTGATCTGGACAAGATGTCGTTTGCTTTCCGCCCTGTTCGCCAAAAGTGGGATGATCGGGCAAACCCGCCTCGCCGCACGATCCAAGAGGCGCAGTTGTTCGACGTGTCCATCGTGACGACGCCAGCCTATGACGGCACCGAGATCGCCCTGCGTTCTTTGCAAGAACACCGCGAGGCTAAGGCCAAGTCTCAGGCCGCCCGCCGTATGCGGATGAAAGCAACGCTGTCTGGCATTGAGGCCCGCAACGAATACATGCTGCCGCCTGAGCCGCAGCCTGAGATCGTTTCTGGCAGCGTCAATGCGATCAACACGCAGAACGCCATCGAAAACTGGAACCTCGGCCCAGAAGCCGCGTCTGATGAACCCGGCGCGAACCAAGAATACTGGGCAAAGATGGCCGATGTCTGGAGCATCAACGAGGCGGAAGCCCGTCGCCAGCTTTGCGCGAACTGCGAGTATTTCAACAACACGCCTGAAATGCTCAAGGCGATGGAAGACATCCCGCGCAATGACTTCGACACCAACGCTGGCGGTCGCGGTTGGTGCGAAAAACTTGAATTTATCTGCCACAACCTGCGGTCCTGCCAAGCATGGGAACGTAAGGATTTTGAGGCTGAAGAATAACGGCGGTCTCCCGCTGTTGGCCCAAACCCCCAGCCCTTGGGCAAGGCACAATGTAGGAGGCCATCATGGCTGACGTGAAAGACCTGCGGGAGAAGATGGCGCGTATCGCCACGGAAGCCCGTTCCAAACTTGCAGAAGTGACGGACAAGACCGAAGAAGCCCGCGCCGCTGAAATCGAGCGCGAGTTTGACTCCATGATGGCTGAGCATGACCGCCTGTCGGGCGTTGCCCAGCGCATGGAAAAGGCCGATGCCGCCATCCGCGCTGCTCACTCGGTTGATCTGTCGAAGCGCCCTGTCGCTGAGCGCACCTCGGCTCCTGCCGTGGACGCTGGCTTTGCCACCGACTACCGCTCAGCTTTCTATGCCATGATCGCCAACGGCGGCGTTGATGGTCTGGACGGCGAAGTGCGTCAGGTTCTGCGTAGCAACGAACTCCGCACGCAGACCGCTGGCACCAACTCGGCTGGCGGCTACACCGTCCCGACCGAACTGGCGACCTTCATTGAGAAGGCCATGATCGCCACTGGTCCGATGTACGACTCGAACCTGTTCACCGTGATCAACACCACGGCTGGCAACACGTTCAACATCCCGACCGTTGACGACACCACTGTCGCTGCCGAAGCCCACACGGAAGGCACCCAGCCGACCGACGACGGCGGCAAGGACGTGACCTTTGGCCAGAAGACCCTCGGCGCATATGCCTTCGACACCGAGTGGGTGCGTTGGTCGTATGAACTGGCAAACGACTCCATCCTGAACATGGAATCGCTGCTGGGTGAGCTGCTGGGTGAGCGCATGGGCCGCATCGCCAACTCGAAGCTGACCACTGGTTCGGGTTCGTCGGACGTTGAAGGCATCGTTACGACCTCCACGCTCGGCAAGACCGCAGCCGCGACCGCAGCCGTGACCGCCGACGAGATCATCGACCTGATCCACTCGGTCAACCCGGCTTACCGCTCGGCACCCAACACCGCCATCATGATGAACGACAGCACCCTCGCCGCTGTCCGCAAGCTGAAGGACGGTCAGGGCAACTACCTCTGGCAGATGGGCAACTATCAGGCTGGCGTCCCGCAGAACATTCTCGGCTACAACGTGGTCGTGAACCAAGCAATGGACTCGCTGGCTGCCGCCAAGAAGGTCATGCTGTTCGGCGACATGTCGAAGTTCTACGTCCGCAAGGTCGGCGGTCCGTCGCTGTTCGTGGCTCGTGAGCGTTTCGCTCCCGACTACGGCATCCTCGGCTACATCCGCTTCGACGGCGTGCTGGCCAACACCGCTGCCGTCAAGCACCTGATCACCGCCGCTTCCTAAGGCCTGATCTGAAAACTGGGCGGGGCTTCGGTCCCGCCCGTCCCACAAAAGGAGGCCGACATGGCTAAGGTTCGTTTGCTCACATCGATGGCTGGCATTGATTTCTCGCACAACAAGGGCGACGTGATTGATTGCGCCGATGAGACCGCCGCACGCTACATTGAGGCAGGCATTGCCGAGGGCTTCGCTGATGTCGAAGCCAAGGTTGAACGCGCTGTCAAAAAGACCGCTGTTGAGAAAGCCGTGAAGGAATAACAGATGCTGTCTCCGCAGTTTTCCCTCGTCCGCGTCACCGCGCCAGCCGCCTTGCCCATTTCTGTGGCCGAGGCCAAGGCACAGATGCGCGTGGAGGGGAATGATGACGACACCATCATTGAGCGGCTGGTCAATGCCGCCGTTGCCTTCGTGGACGTGCAAGGCGTGCTTGGCCGCGCGATGATCACTCAGACTTGGGGTGAGTGGCTTGCGCCAAACCCCAGCACTGTGATGCTCTCGCTTGGCCCGGTGCAGTCTGTTTCTGCCATCAAGTATTACGACATTGACGGCGTGTTGCAGACCGCAACGCTGGCCGACTTCAATGTCTTCGGCACGCCAAACAGGATTACGATCACGCCAAAGACGGGCAAGGCTTGGCCTGTCACGCAGACCCGTGATGATGCCATCAAGATCGAGTATGTGATCGGGTATGGAGATGCGTCCACAAGCGTGCCGCAGACTATTCGGCACGGGCTGATGATGCTGGTGGCGCACTGGTATGAAAACCGCGAGACGACGCAGGAAAAGCAGATGCAAGATCTGCCATACGGCTTCATGGAAATGATGAACATTGAGCGGAATTCTTGGTATGGCTAAGGCTGGCGCTTTCGGTGAACGGGCTACATTCCAGCGCCTCGATGCAGGCGCTGTTGATGCTTATGGCAACGTCTACACCGGGTGGTCCGAATATGGCGTGCGCTGGGCCGATCTGCGTGAACGCACGGGCAAGGAAACGATTGAAGGCGGTGCGCTGAACGATGTGGCGATGGCCACCATGCGTTGCCGTGGTGATACGATCACAAGGGCAATCACGGCAGCCGACCGCGTTGTCGTCCGTGGTTACACTTGGGCCATCAAGAACGTGACCCACATCGACAGCAAGAACGCGGTGATTGAGTTCCTGCTTGAGCGCGGGGTGGCGACGTGAAGGTTGCTGGCGCGGCGAAACTGGCCAAGCAATTGCGGGACGCTCCTGAAGCCGTACACCGCAATGTTGTGAAGTCCATCAAGCTGAACACAGAACAAGCGGCAAGAATGGCCCGCAGCCTTGTTCCTGTGAAGTCTGGCCAACTGAAAGGCTGGATTCATACCAAATACGACGATGGTGGCATGATCGGTTCGGTCGAAGCTGCACCGCCAACACGCGATGATCAAATCAAGGCAAAGGCCGTCGAATTTGGCCGCCAGAAGGGCAATCGCGGCACGACAGCGGCGCAGCCTTATATCCGCACGGCCCAGAAATTGCAGGCTCCGAAGTTTAGCAGAAGCGTAAAGTCTGCCATTCGACGCGGCTTGAAGGAGGCGACAAATGGCTGACGGTTTCGCGCTTGCACTGCAAAAGGGTCTGCGGGCTGCTTTGGTCGCCAACGCTGGCGTGACTACGCTGGTTTCAACGCGCATCTATGACGAGCCGCCGCAGGGCGTCACATTCCCCTATCTGCGCTTTGGTGACATCACGCCCACTGCCGCCGATACAGATACCACTGTCGGCGTCTCTGTCGATATCAGCCTTGAAGCCGAAAGCAGATCGGCATCTGGACGGGTCGAGGCTGTGCGGATTGTTGAGGCTGTGCAGGCTGCTTTGCATCGCCAAGAGACAAGCGTCACCGTCACCGGGTTCACGCTGGTCGAATTGATTTTCCAGACCCACAGTGTTACAAGAGACCCTGATGGCCGTGGCTATACGGCTGTGATCGTGCTTCGGGCATTGCTCGAGTGAGCCTAGCAACGGGCCTTGGGCAAGCCCTTTAAACGGAGGCCATCATGGCTAAACAACTTGGACGCGCCCTGCTCGTAAAGATTGGCGATGGCGCATCACCCACAGAGGCTTTTGCGAACCTTTGCGGTCTGAACAGCAAGACCATGACGATCAACAACTCGCTGATCGACGTGACCACCCC